ACATTTTATGACAAATTATTTTATATCAAATCATTCTTAGAAACAATTAAAGAAAGTAATACAAGTGTTATATTTAAATTACCAGTATTGTGGTCGAATAGTGTAAAAAACCCGATTTCTTCAGTAATACCACCACATTTGGTCAATGAAATTGCATACCAAACTCATCATATTCAATATCGTACTATGAACAATATTATGCCACACATTAATGTGTTGTTAAACATGAAAATAAATATAACAGTTGAATCACCAACAATACAAAAACGGTCAACCCATATTCATATCCCATCATACACAATGGATTTGTTTAAACCACAATACCGTCAAAAAACTGTGTTCAAAGTTTCTGCAGATATTCAATATGATATTTATCATTTACATGCATATGGTAAACAAAATACACTTGTATATTATGGAATCGCTTATATACCAGATTATAAAACCAGTGTCTTTATGAATGGACAATTTCGTACTATTCGTGAAAACAAAAATTTGGATTATATTGAAGAAAGTGATGATGAGGATGATTTTCAAAACATTGAAGAAGACCGTTATGTTGACCTGAAAAAATCGTTGTCTATGGAATGTATATTTCATACAAAATTTAAACGATGGATACCATTAAAAATTGCACATAATGGATCAAAAATTATTCATATATCAAGAATTGTAAAAGATTATTATCAATAACAAATTAAATATATCATTTATTATTATAATAGTAATAATAAATGAAAAACGAAGGTATCATACCAGGTTATCATGGCATAATGGACTTAGATGTAAGAAATATGGAACCAAGATATGTTAAAGATGCTATTAAAGAACATTATAAAGATATTAAAATATATAAAACAGAACAAGCTAAATTAAAACCTGAACATAGATATGAAAATACTATATTACGTATTAATAAACAAAGGGAATATATCCAGATGAAAGAGAAAGAATATCGTGAAAATATTGAAAAAGAATTATTAGAACGTAATAAGCAATATAATAGTTGGAAAAAAAATTAATTTAAAACTGCTTACCCTTAATAAAATTATCTATTTGAGATAAATACAAATTTTTATCAGGTATGGGCGACTTAGCAATATCTTCAATGTTTTGTTCTCGTTTTCGTCGTTTTTTTGACACTTTTTTTATAATAATTTTAATTTTGGAATCAGTACTATCAAAGCTATATGAACGGCTATCAACACTATCGGATCTGTTTTTGGCTTCCATTAATGTTGGGTATTATATAAACATATTATATTTTTATATAAAATATAATATTAGTTTACTCAGCTGGAGGTATAGATAAAATTTTATATTTTGATTTTACATGTGAATATTTATTAGTAGCTATAGGTGTTTTATATTCAGTTATATGTGTTGTTTTGTAACATGGGTTTTTACATAACATCTTATCTACCATATATGGTGCATTAATTACAGAAGTAGGTAAGAATGTTTTCATTATTAAATATATATAATATATAGTTTTTATTTTATACTATTTCCAGCATAATTTGTCATATGTATATTACATAATTCATTTAAAATACCATTATTTATTTCAAGTTTTTCAAAGAAGAATGAATGAAAATCTTCAATTGTAATAATTTTATCATTATTACGTGTAAAATCTTTTAATTTATCATATGCATCATTCATATTATATTTTCGCAAAATTGTTTGATACGCTTCGGCAAGAACAACCTGATTTCTATATAAATCATGTGTTATTTCTAATTGATTTGGAGTAATCTTATTTAATCCATTAGTTATATTTTGTAACGCAATCACACTATATCCAAATGCCATACCTACATTTCTTAACACAGTACTATCTGTTAAATCACGTTGAAGACGAGATATGGGCAACTTTCGTGACATAAATTCAAATAATGCATTAGAAAGTCCCAAATTGCCTTCTGCATTTTCAAAATCAATAGGATTCACTTTATGTGGCATAGTAGAAGACCCGACTTCTTCCTTATTAATAGATAATTGTAGATATTTTTTGAATATATATAACCATATATCTTGACATAAATCTATTAAAATTGTATTAATACGTTTTATTATATCAAAAATAATACTTAAATTTTCATAATTATCTATTTGTGTTGTATATTTACTTCGTTCACAATCAAATTTACTTATAAATTCTGTAGCAAAAGAGTCCCAATCATGTTTTGGGTAAGCTGCATAATGTGCATTTAAACTTCCAACTGCTCCACCAAATTTACACTTATATTTTATGCTATGTAATTGTTTTTGAACTTCTTCTAATCTATAATGAAATACTTTCATTTCCTTTCCAAATGTTGTTGGTACTGCAGCTTGACCATGTGTATGACCTAACATAATTACCTTATTATATGAAGTATACATTGTATCTAATTGATTCATTATATTGTCTAATAAACCTGTATATTTATCATTTATGAAATTCTTGATTAATACTGGATATAATACATTATTGATATCTTGTGAGGTTAATCCAAAATGAATAAAACTTACCCAATCTTTTAATTTTGATTCTAATAAAATATTTTTTATATAGATTTCTACTGATTTAACATCATGTTTTATTACATTTTCTATTTCCTTTATTTTATTACATTCATTTATATCAAAATTTACTATTATTTCAAATAATACTTGATAATCTATTTCTGTTATAACTTTAATTTGAGGTAAAAATTTCATTAATTCATATAAATACTGAATTTCTATAATTACTCGTTGTTTCTGTATTGCATATTCGGAAAAATAATCTTGACAACATTTTGTATATTTGTTGTATCTGCCATCACAAGGTGAAATAATAAGTAATGGATCCATGTTAATAATATATATATCATATTTTATATATTATTTTTATACCAAACTATTATTTACTTGTTGATTCACTTGCATAAATGTAGTACATTTTGACATGTGTTTTATACATGATGCATTAATATATGTGCATGTACTTCGTAAGCCACCCAAATAATCAGCAACTGTATTATATAATGACCCTTTGTAAGGTATTTTTAATACACGTCCTTCAGAAGAACGATACTTTGCCATAGAACCATAATGTTTCTTTTGTGCTGTTTCTGAACTCATACCATAAAATAACTTTAACTTTTTACCATTTTCTTCAATTATATCACCCGGGTTCTCATCATGTCCAGCAAATTGACCACCTACCATAACAAAATCTGCACCACCTCCAAATGCTTTTGCCATATCACCAGGACAAGTTATGCCACCATCTGATATTATATGTCCACCTACACCATGTGCCGCATCAGAACATTCTAATACTGCAGATAATTGTGGCATACCAACCCCTGTTTTTAAACGAGTAGTACATGCACTGCCTGGTCCAATACCGATTTTTACAATATCTACCTTACCGTCTAAGATTAATTCTTCCACTATTTCACGAGTAACTACATTTCCTGCTATTATAATTTTATTTGGGAATTGTTCTCTAACTCTTTTACAAAAACTGACCATACCTTCCAAATATCCATTAGCAATATCTATACATATCCAATTACAATCTATTACCTTCATTATGTTTACTAATTTATCATAATCATCATTAGAAATACCGCTTGACACAGCAAATAAATTTGGGTCTAATACATCTTTTTGGGCAGCATAATCATCTATTGTGTAGAATTTATGTAATATGGTTAACATATTTTGTTGTGCTAATACTTTATATACCTCAAAAGTACCAGTTGTATCCATATTTGCTGACATAATAGGAACACCTTTCCATTCAATATTACTATGTTTAAACTTAATTTTTCGTTCTAATTCTACATCTGACCTACTTTTTAATGTTGACCTTTTTGGACGTATTAAGACATTATTAAAATCTAATTTTACACCAAATTCTATTTTTGTCATAGTATAATATTATTAATAACATCGGTTTAAACTATTTAAAATTAGTTTTATATAAAATGTATAAGTGGAATGGCCTTACAACAAGTAGATATATGTTGCGGTTTAGCTTGGGGAGATGAAGCGAAAGGCAAAATTGTATCTCAATTAGCAAGTAGCGGAAAATATGATATGATATGTAGATGGGCAGGAGGAAATAATGCTGGTCATACTATTTATATTGATGGAAAAAAATATAAAACTCATTTAATACCAGGTGGTGTTTTTTATAATATACCATCTATTATTGGACCGGATTGCGTTGTGAATCAAAAAGGTTTTATAGAAGAAATAAATTATTTAAAAGAAGCTGGATTTAATACAGATTGTATTAAAATTTCGCCCAAAGCTCATGTTGTCACTGATACCCATATTGAAGAAGATATTAAATTATATAGAAAACAAGGTTCTACTGCAAAAGGTATTGCACCTTGTTATCGTGATAAATATGCAAGATTTGGTACACAAGTTAAGGATGTTGAATTTTTTAAACCTTTTTTATGGGATGAAAAATTATACGGAACAATTTTATGTGAAGGTGCACAAGGAGTATGGTTAGATATTACACAAGGTAATTATCCATATACTACATCATCTACTACATTACCCTATGGTGCATGTAGTCTTGGTTTCCCACCTCAACTTATTAAAACTATTTATGGTGCAATTAAAATATATGATACACGAGCTGGTAATGATACAGATTTTCCAAAAGAATTACACGATGACCCTGAATTAAATATGATAGGCGAAGCAGGTAGAGAAATTGGTACTACTACAGGACGAACACGAACTGTTAATTGGTTGAATATGGATAAATTAATTAAATCTATTAATATGACTGGTTCTAATTACATTATTATTTCAAAAGTTGATATTTTAAAACAAGTCAATATATTTAAATTAATACTCGATAATGTAATTGTTCAATTTGGTTCATTTACCGAAATGTCACTATATATTACATCATGTCTACATACACATTGTAAATTTGTAAAAAATGTAATTTATTCGGATAGTCCAGAACATGTTAATATCGTTTAATCTGGAACACGCTTGCAATATTTTTGTAATACACATGTGCTAATTTCACTTAATTCTTCATGTATTTTATCAAAACCTGTTTCATTATAACTATTTATTAAAGTAGATGCAGTATGGACATCTATATATATTTGATGTATATCTTGATACATAAGTATAATATATACAATAACTGTACTTGAACATAAAAAAATCATAGCCATTGCTACTTTTGATGTAATTGATTCTGGTTGTTTTATTGGTTCTATTAATTTTTCATCCATTTTATATTGTAAACGTTCTATATTTATATCGTTCTAAAAATCTTCTATATTTATTAAACATTTACGAACTATAGGTATTTCTTCTTCATCTTCATCCCCATCTACTCTTTCCTTTGGTTCATATACGCGTTTCCATGTTGTATCTGTTTCCCAATCTAACATCATATTTGTGTATTTTTTTGAATCAGTCATTCTAATACGATAATTACACTTTTTGTAAAAACGTCTTCTCTGTAACCATTGTTTTTGAAAATTTTCATGCATATCTACAATATCAACTATAATAGGATGTTTATGTTTTACCCTTAAAATACGTCCTACAGATTGAACTATATCTGTTTTGGGTGATACCATTACTAATGTTGCTAATGTTTTAATATCAAGTGCTTCCGCAGCCATTGCATAGGTTGCTAATACTATTTTTTTTGTTTCTGTTTCTTGTAATTTAACCTGTTTCATTCCGCCAATATAATAACCAACACTCGCGATTTCACGATAATTAATCGCTTCATATAAGTAGGTTAACAAAGATTTATTTTGACATAAAATCATTATTTGATTTTCTGGGTGTTCTTCTAATAAATCTCTTAATACGTTTACAATAAAATCACTTCTGGGTCCAAATGCACACAGTTTTACAATCATACTACTGAATTTTGTATTGCCCCTATAGTCCAATTCAACATTATTAAATTCGGGGTCATCACTTTTATATTCAATTGCTCTAACACACACAGGATCTTCCTCTGTACGTTTTTCTTCATATATTTTACCACCAATAAACATATACAATACTTTTGTTAATTTATCCTTACGTTCCACTGTTGCCGAAATACCAAGCATATAAGGTGTAATGGTTTTAAATAATGTTCGTGAAAATTGTTCACTACCTATGCGATGAACCTCATCAATAATGGTTAATCCAAATGATGAAAATGCGTTTGGTGCGTATTCTTTATCATACAATGATTGAATCATGCCGATAACCACATCTTTATCTTCAATATCAAATACGGGTCCTTGAATCTTACCTATACGTGCTGTTGGTAAGAAATCATTCATTCTTTCTATCCATTGGTTCATAAGAAATTCTTTGTGTACTAAAATTAATGTTTTCTTTTTTATTTTTGAGATAATATTTAGTGCCATAATAGTTTTGCCTCGTCCACATGGAACCTCAAGTATACCACCGTCACCGTGTTGTGCGTTTTCTTTGGATAAAGGTTTAGATACATAATTACAATAAATATCTACTATTTTTACTTGATAATCCCTTAATGACAGTTCAAATGGAACATCAATA